TTAAAAGTACATAAAATTGTGTAATCATCATAATTAGCTTTTGCTTCATGATTATTATTCGCTATATGTTCGCCACGTTTAATACCTTGTAATTTTAATGCGAGATACTGTGGAAATTTCATATTATCATCGTATTCAAGAATCTCTTTCTTTACATACTCACATAGTTCAATCCACTGCTCGTTATCTTTCTTTTTTACATTTCTCATTTACCAAATCATCCTTTCTTAAAAACTCCAACAGGCAATTAACCTGTCGGAGCATAATTTTAATTAGGCTAACTGTAATTTGGCAAAATCAATTAACTCTGTAAGAGTATCTGGTGACTGCATTTCAAGATTCTTTAATGAAACATCCTTATCCTTCATCTGCTTGTTTACTTTGAGCAAAGCATCTTTATTATCCTTGAGTGACTTTAATACATCTTTAAATTCAGCAGCCAGCTCTTCTGCTTTCTCAGCTTTGTCAACCATAGAATCTGTAGAAGTCTTTAAGTCATTCTTGTATGATGTCTCATTTGTCTCAAGATCGTGCATTGACTCAAAATAATCCTTCCAAATATCATAAGATGGGTTCTCAATAATCTGTCCAACCTTAGTTACATTCGTTCTATCCTTCTTAACCTTTGCAAAGTAACGAACATCCTCACCGTTCTCTTCCTTATAGAACTCAAGGATTGTATCATAATCAAATTTAACTGACTTATGCATATCAGGCTTAATGCCAACTAACTTACGGTTATCGCCTGTTCCTTCATACACTTCTGTTGCCTGTGCAACTGACACAACATGCTTACCCTTTGCAGAGAGATCAATCTTAGCCTGCTGAAGTTTCATGTTAATAATTTTGATACGTCCCCACTGTCTCTGAGAAACTACTGTATCGTCAACATCTCCACCTTTTCTACGAGCTTTCTTCTCTTCAACTTCTGTAGCTCCAACCTGCATTGTTGCATAAAACTTAGTCTCTGAGTCGATGTCAAGTGTCTGAATCTCATCTGAATCTACTGCCTCGTCAATATCATCCTCTAAATCATCAAGATCTGATGTATCGTCTACTAAAATAAGATTGTTGTAAGTCTTACCATTTGCTAATGTAATATCCTTGCCCTCATAGTGAGCAATACCTGTCTCTGAGTCGATACATGCAACCTTTGGGAATGTAAGAGCAAACCATGACTTACCAGAACCCTCATAACCATATGCTAAAAACTTTCCACCAATCTTTGCTTCTCTTGCTTTTCTAAATGCCAATTTTTTGTCCTCCTAAAATATATATATTCTTTTGATAAAATGCTCACCCTGTATTAAACAGGGCAAGCGTATTTTTTAGTTTATACCTTCAAGCATTGCAAGAAGGTCATCATCTTCTGATGAAGTTTCCTCACTCTCTGAATCTGTATCATTATCTGAACTTGGTTCTGCACCAGCATCAAGTAATGCCTGCTCGTAGAAATAAAGGTCGTCCTCATCATATTTACCATCTTCAAATGCTACAGTAGGCTTTCTATCGTCACCAGTTCCCACATATATAATGTCAGGCTTTACAATAATCATTCTTCTCTCACGATTACCATTACCTACTGCAATCTTCTTCTCTGCCTCCTCTTCTGAATACAGCCCCATTTCAATAAGTTCTTTAATATCATCAGGAATATCATCTTCTGTAATATTCACAGTAGATCCACCCTCTACTAAATTACCTGTAACTGTAATCTCAGTAATTTTACCCTTCTTAGGCTTGAAAAATCTCTGAAGCATCTTAGCTGTAATCTCTGGATTCTCATTGATAGCGACTTCAAATGTCTTAGGGTATGTAACATTCTTCTTAACTTCAATCTTCTCTCCGTCAATTTTAGGTTTTCCAACATAATCAACAACATATGCTGCCAGTTCCATAGTACCCTTATCATCATTTTTCTTTCCGATGCTCTTTGAATCAACGAGAATTGTCTGTGAGAATGTAGCCTTGAAATCTGCCTCATCGTCAATTTTTGAAAGTACAATAGATGTAATCTCTTTCTTTGTAGAAACATTACCTTCATACTCACTGTAACCGATTGTACCCTTTACATTTACAATCATTCCGTCCTCAAGATGCTCATTTAGATACTCTACTGCATCATAAGCTGTGAGGAACTTCTTATATACAGTCTTATCCTTTACATCTTTCTCAACACCAACTGTTAAGAATGAAGAATCTGAAATGCTATCATACAGAGATTCATCAAGACGATCCTCCCACGCAATCTCTACTGACTTGCTCTTTCCTGCATCGTCTTTCTCATCCTTACTGTAAGCACGAATTACATTATCCTTATCAGGGAAGAAACCACTTCTCATCTCTGCATATACTGTATTGCCATTTCCACAATCAACACCTACATACATACTGTTATCTGTCCAACCAGAATCATAACTATTGTCAAGATTGAATGTCTTGTCTGTTACTTTTACACGACCAATAAGATTGAATGCTGCCTTACCTTTTTTTAACGCTTTTCTTTCCTTTGTCTTTGCCAAATTACTTGTCCTCCTTAAAATTAAAAAATTATGTAAATATTGTTAATAAAACAATCTATCTAAACGCCCAAATGGACGGAACACAGAAAATAAATTTATGTAAAATCTATCTTCAACAGTGATTTTTGAGTATAAAAACCCCAAGGGTATGCTGTTCTTCCACCCAAACATGAATGCTTTTCGTATTTATTTATTCTCTTGTTTGTCACGGATTTTATATATTATTCGTGACACTTTTATTTGGAAATTTTGAACTGAATTGTTCAATGAAAATGCTTACTGAATTGACTGTTTATGTAATCTTCTACAAAGACTATCGTATGAATTACTAATTGAATTTCCCATAGTAAGCAATCTTGAAATATAACATCTGACGGTTTTGCAAATCTAAATCCATCTCCATATTTTGAAGCATGTTCCATTGTTCCGTCTCTACAATGAATAACAATAGCAACGATTGCTCCAATTATATGAATGATTATTAAACAGTTAATCATCGTAAAATACTCCACCTTTTTCATATCTCCAATCTACGCCACCCAAAGTTGATGGTCTTTGTCTTCTCTCTAAAAGAAAGCTATCGTCATACTCTAGATATTCATCATCAACCATACCCATTGTGTCAAAAAAATCATGATGTATATCATCTACAAAACTCATATAATCCTGAAACATATCATCTACAGAACTCATATTCTCACCTCACTTATATATTCTCTAAACTATCTAAGAATTGTTTCATCCACATATTTTTATCAGCAGTGCTCTTTAATTCTTCCTGCCAGTCTTTATATGCTCTAGTAACACTGTTTTCATAAAACTCATTAATCTCATTCATATATAAATGAACTGCTTCATCGCTAATGTCTAAATCTTTTTTAATTCCTTATTACAATATTCTCTCATATCTGTATTTAGCGATATATCAATTTGATTTAATGCGAACTTCTTAACATTTTCATGTTCAGATGTTGGTGGAATCCACTTTTCAATTTCATCTCTAACTTTCATATATTGCTCATCTTCTGCAATAAATTCATCGAGAGACTTTTTTGCTGATTCCATATCTTTTTCATGCTTATCAATAAGCTCTTTCTTCGCTTCATCAAAAGTCATTTGTCTATATTTATTACGAATCTCAACAGTTTTCTCGTAATCTTTCTTGTAATAAGAATTTGGTTCAAACTGAGTTGGGACTGGTTTTGATAATGGCTCATCTCTCATATTAATAGCTATACCAAAATTTCTAAGACAAAGCTTTAAAAAGTCTTTTCCTGTTGTAATATCTCCATCTTTTATATATGCTGTATAACCTGTAGGCACTTTCTCACCTCCTCAAAATCCGAATGAAACAGTGATTTCCACTGAACCGCTTCACTTGTATATTCTCTATTCTATTTTCATTTTACTGGGAATTGTGATTAGAACGAATCATAGATAATTCAAATTTTACTTGTTAAATAAATATTCCTCACATTTAAATCCGTTTTTATTTAACCAATCAGCTACTAAATGACGATGACAAAAATCCGTAGGCTTTTCATAACAAATCAAAGCAATATCATTTTCTCCAACATTATATCCATAGCAAATTCTTGAAAAATCTAAGACAACATCAGTAGCGTTTAATTTATTTAATACCTGCTCATTAAAGCACTTTATATAATAATCATTATCATGATTTTCTTTCCATTCCATAAAAAAGTTGTATTTTGGTGCAAGTTTTTTATACTGTAAGCCTGTATACCAATCAGGTGCTTTTCCACAAATTGAAATTGGAATTATATTATCTGGTAACGATTTAAGTTTTGCAAAATAACTTGTATATATCACATTTCTCACCTCCAACTATATATTCTCTTATTTTCTTCTCTCTTTTCTATCAACTACATGCTTATGACCTTTAGGACAAACACTATATAAAATATCAGCATATCCATCTACATAATCGTTACCACCTGAATTAATCGGATCTTCATACACGCAAATCTTTGTAGGAACAGTTTCTCTTTCTGAAAAGAAAGATTTTGTAAGATAATAGTCCTTGCACTCCTCACAATATGTAAGTTTACCATTGATGATGTCTTTCGCTGTTTTGATATCATCTTCATATTGCTTTAAAGTCTCTAATTTTTCGCTATCTCTTACCCTTGAAATAATGATGTCTTCAATATTCTTTAGCATTTTTCTCACCTTCCCTAACTATATATTCTCTATTTTATTTCAATCCTGTCTT